ACCGACGGGTTCTTCGCACCGCCCGCGACGGTCGATCGGCTCTCGAATCGTTCCTCGACGACGATGGGCACGGGGTCTCCCTCATCCGAAGGTCAGCCCGCCGGTGCGCGCAGCGTCGGCGAGTCGCTTGGTGTTCTTGGCGGTCTGCTCGGTCGCGCTGGCGGTGCGCTCGGCGGCGTCGGCGCTCCCCGCGAGTCCCTGCACGGCCAGGGCGTTGAACGTGCCGCGGACCTCGATCTTCGACGCGATGGTGTCGCCGATGCCAGCGAGCCGATCCTCGAGGTCGGCGAGCAGGTCGCCCGGTCTGCGGCGGGCCGTGCCGTCGGCCTCGGCCTCTCCTCGCTTCCGCTTGGCCTCGGCGATCGCCTCGTCGAGGCGGCGGCGTGCCTCTTCGAGCTGTCGCTGCGTCTCGGCAAGTCGGGAGTCCGTGCCTTGCTGGAGTGCCCGCTGGGCCTCCTCAAACTGCCGGCCGATCTCTGCGAGCGTGGTCTCGTTCAGTTCCCGCGATCGCTGACGCCCCGTCTGCCGGCGCTGCTCGCGCTGCGATAGATCTCGCCGGGCGCCCTCATCGATCTCGGAGAGCCGGGATTCGAGCTGCTCGTCCACGGCGCGCTTGGCGGCGTCGACGTCCAGGCCCGAGTCGAACAGCCCCTGGATCTCCAGCATTCGCTTGGCGACGAAGGCGCTGGCCTGCTCCCAGACCTTGGTGAATCCCGAGGTGAAGCGCGTCCAGGTCTTGGAGAGGAAGGCGGTCGTCTCGATCCACGCGACCTCGAGGGCGTGCAGGACTTGCTGCGCAGCGGCAAGTGCGCCGAACCACATCTTCTGCGCGGTGCCGACGAAGAATGCCCGGGCCTGGAGCCAGACCGCGTTCAGCTCGGCCACGCCACGCTGCCACGCGAGCTTGAGGGCCAGCCAGAAGATCTCGGCGGCGAGGGTGATGTCGCCGGCGGCGAGTGCATCAGCGATACCGCCGATGACCTTGCCGACGAACTGGTGGAGCTTGCCGAACTGGTCGCGCAGCCACGCCAGCGCCTCGCCGCCCGCGTCGGACCAGACTAGGAGGGCCGTCCCCAGCCCAACGACCGCCGCGACCACCAGGCCGATGGGCGAGAGCAGGGCGCCGAGGGCCGCACCGATGAACCCCAGCGCTGTGCCGATGGCGCCTACTGCTCCGGCCAGGAGACTGAACACGGCGCCGATGCCGCCGATCAGCAGGCCCAACCCGACGATAGCGATCCCCGCCGCCGCGACGGCGACCGCGACCTTGGCCGCCGTGACGATGAGCGCCTTGTTCTCGCGCACCCACTGCGTCGCGGTGGCCACGGCACGGGTCACGGCATTGGACAGGTCGATGACCGCCGGCGCCAGCGCCGAGCCGATCACAAACACGCCGTTCTTCAGCACCCGCCACAGGATGTTGAGCGTGTCGTTGAGCAGGGCGGCGTCCTTGGCGGTCTGCGTCGAGACCGTCAGGCCGAGAGAGCGCGCCTGCTCCTGGAGCTCCCCGATCCCGCGCGCCCCGTCCTGCATGAGCGGGAGCAGCTGCGTTCCCGCGCGACCGAGCACCTGCATGGCCAGCGCGGCGCGCTTGGAGGGGTCCTCGATCCGGCTCAACGCCTCGGCCACCAGCTTGAACTGCTCCTCCGGGGTGAGGCCGCGGAGCTGTTCGGCGGACAGTCCAAGGTCGGTGAGGGCGTCCTTGGCCGTCGATAGCCCGCGGTCGGCGTCGTTGATCGTCCGCTGGAGGGTGCGGACGCCCTTCTCCAGCGTCTCCAGGTCGGCCCCGGATTGCTCCGCGGCGAAGCCGAGCTCGGAGAGGGTCTCGACGCTCAGGCCCGTCCGCTGGTTCATCTTGTCGAGCGCATCGCCCGTGTCGGAGAACGCCTTGACGCTCGCGGCGAGGGGCGCCAGGCCCGCGACCCCGATCGCGGCGACGCGCATGCCGATGGACCGCACGCCGGCGCCAAATGCCTGGAGCCGGCGCTGGGCGGCCCGCAGCCCAGCGGTGAGCCGATCGCTCACGCCGAGCTCGACGAACGCCCGTCCCGCGCGGATGCCCTTGGCGCCCGCCATGCGTCACGGCCCTCCGCGGACGCTGTTGGCCCACGCCTTCGGGAGCTTGGGTTTCTCTTTCTCCAGTGCCGGCCCCATGCAGGGCCGCGCGGCGATCTTGATGCGCTGACGCACGAGCCGCCCCTTGACGCGTCGCGTGATCACGGTGGGGCCGCCGAACTCCAGCACGTTGGGCGCGCTGCTCTTCTTGAATCCGACCGGGCCGACGACGACCGAGTCGGTGCGCTGGTCGTACCCGAAGAGGATCAGCCGCCGGAGGCTTCCCTCGTGCGCGTGGGGCGGCTTGCCCGGAGGGGCCGAGCCCTTGCGCTTGCGGATGCTGGTCTTGGCCGACTGGCGGATGAAGGCGCCCCCGCGGGAGAGCGCCTTGCGCTTCGCCCGGTCCACGGCGGCGACGATGCGCGGCCGGTCGAAGAACATGTGCTTGATCCGCATGTCGATCACCGGGCTGCTTCCTCGCTCTGTCTGGGGACTCGCTTGTCGATGAACACGTCCTTGAGGACACCGACGCCGGCCTTGATCGGTTGCGCGTGCGACCGGCTGGTCGGGTCGAAATCGGTCGGCTTGAACGGTCCGTGCTTCTTGGGGTCGCGGTGGGCGTTGGCGATCAGGGCCATCAGACTGCTGGTCATGCTCCAGTCGTGCTTCTGGCGTGCCTCGGCCATCGCCAGGAGTTCGCGCAGGGTCAGGCGGGCGGGGTCGATCCCGACGAGACCGGCGCACTGCCAGATGAGGTTCCAGGCGCCGTCTGCAACTGAGTGAGCGCCCGCTCCGCGGCCTTCTCCAGTTCTCCGCTCTCGAGCCTGGCCTCGACGATGTCGCGGGCCTTGTCCATCACCTCCCTGGTGGCCTTGAGCACCCGCCCGAGGTTGGCCCGGTCCCTCGGGCTCGGGCAGAAACTCACCAGCTCCTCCAGCAGCGCCTCGGTCGCGTGCTCGATCGCGTCGCCGGCCATCGCCCGCCCGAAGTCTTCGTCGCTCACGGTGCGCTGGTCGGCCTGCGGCTTGCAGACGGCGTAGACCACGTCGCACAGGAGCACAGGGTCGCGGACGAGCCGCTCGATGAGCGTGCCGTCGAGCACGCCCAGCAGATCCACACCCACGAGGCTCTTGACGCGCTTGAGCGCGGCGACGTTGACCTCGACCGTCCATTCGCGGCCCGCGTTGTCCTTGAAGACCTTCATCCAGTGCTCCTCACGGCACGACCATCCACTGCGGGGCGTTGACTGAGTACGCCGGCTTGGCGGTGACGCTCACGGTGATCGCCTCCTCCAGGGGCTCGGAGCGGCTGAAGGAGGTGATCGAGAACTCGGCCCGCAGGCCCTGCGTACCCGTCTGCGTGATGTCGCCGTCCATGACCGCCAGGTCGATGTTGGTCCCGTTGAAGAAGGCGTCTTTGATGGCGGTGAACCCCGCGTCGGCGGTGTCCCAGACCATCTCGAACTCGACGCTGGCTTCCTTCAGCGTGGCCGCGGTCGCGCGCCAGCCGCTGTTGGCGCGAGTCGTCACGTCGGCCTCGCCGGACTCGAGGTTGAGCGTCACGTCGCGGACGTTGGTGATCTCGACCCACACCGGCACGGCCCACGTGCCGGTGTTGCGATAGACCTTGGCTTCCATGCCCAGCCGGATCGCCATCGCTTACCTCCTGTAAAGGCCCGTGCTCTGGGCGATGATGTGGACGGCGATCGGGACGCCAGAGGTTGTGCTGATCTCCAGCGCGGCGAGATCGACGCCGTCGAGCCGGTGGGACGCGGAGCTCAGCAGGGCGACATTGACCGCCGGACTCTCGTCCCCGACCGGTCGCAACGCCACCAAGTTGTTCGACGCCGCGCGGATGTCGGCGTCGACGACCAGGGGTTCGTCGGCAAGGCGGACCCAGCCGTCCGTGCTGGACACGGAGACGCGCTTGGAGATGACATTTGCCGCGGCCATCGAGGGGGTTACCTCCGGACCCGGTAGGTGACGGTGAGGATGCTGGTGAGCGCGCGCTGCTGCTCGAGGTGCTCGGCGGCAACGACCGGTTCGTGCTCGATCGAGAGCCACGCGGCCTCGGGGAACCCGTCCAGTCGCTTCATGCGCAGGTGGTCCGCGATCTCTTCGGCGAGGTCCACGAGCCCATCGATCTCCACGTCGTCGGCGATCTTCTTCTGGATGCCGATGTCCACCGCGCAGTCGAAGTAGGACCCGTCGCGCGAGGCCGTGGCGATGGTGACGCCCCTGGGGACGACGCTGACCTTCAGGTCGGCGAGGTCCGCCAGGTCAAAGACGGGCTGGTACAGCCGCTCGGCGGTGAAGGGCTGGCCGAACGACGCCGCGTTAAGGCTCGCCACGAGAGCATCGGCGATGGCCACGAGTGTGCTCACGGGTGCTCCCTCCCGTTCACGCGGCCCTCGAGATACGAGACCCGGCGCTCGATCGCCTGGTACTCGCTCCGCAGCGCCCGGGCCTCGATGATCAGCTCGTCGAGGCGCTTCTCGACGTGGTCGAGCTTGGTCGTGACCACGCCCCACTGGACGGTGATCGCCAGGCCCGCGAGCACGAGGGTCACGATGACGCCCGCCCAGCGCGAGCCGTTGCGGGTTGGAGCGTTTGCCGTCATGGGCCCTCCGTGGCGACGTGCTTGCTGTGGATGCGGAGCACCTTGCGGTACGGGTCCGACCAGCGGAACGGCGGCTCACCTCCGGGTGCCATGACCTCGTAGACCTGCATCAGCGCGCCGTCGGCCTCGCGGACGCGGTCGCCGGCCTTGGGGAGCGTCTCGGTCCCACCGAGGACCAGGTCCGTCCGCCGCACCAGGAAGTCGCGCGACTCGACCTTGCGGATGAAGCCGGACTCGTCCGCCTGTTCGAACACCGTGCGTCCGATGGTGGCGGCCAGGTCCACGCTCTCGGCCTCGCGCCGGTACGTGACCGTCCGCGTCAGGTGCTGGTGACGCCGGTCGTCGAGGAAGGCAGCGCCCTGTTCGAGGAGATTCGCCATCAGACGGGCACCCCCGCCGAGAGACCGCCCCCGTTCATCAGCACGCGGACGAAGCGGTCGCCGTCCTGGGCCGCCCGTGTCGAGACGCCCATGAACTTGTTCGCGCCGGCGCCGTCGTCGTCCGTGGCCACCTTGTTGGTCGCGTCCCAGTAGAGCTTGGTGCCCGCCGCGATCGCGGTGCCCACGCCGGTGGCCTTGACGACCCCGAACAGGCCCGCCAGCGCGATGCGGCCCGTGTCTCCGTTCTTGATGTCGCGCGTGGCGATGCCGACCAAGTCCCCCTGGACGACCACGTCGCCGTAGTCCACGTCGCTCGGGGCCGTGTAGTTGATGCGAAGCCCGAGCCGAATCAGCTGTGCGCCCATGCTGCCCGCCTCCTTGCTGCGTCCTGTCGGTGATCCCTCACTGGGCCATGCGCGCGCGAACGGTCGCGTCCGCGTCCGCCGCGGCCTTCACCGTCTTGCCGATCGCCTTGTTGGCGCCGGCGCCCGCGTTAGTCGTGGCGACCTGGTTGGTCGCGTCCCAGTACAGCTGCGCCCCGGCGGTGATCGCGGTCCCCCCGCCCGTGGCCTTGGGGAAGTCGAAGACGCCCTCGACCGCCAGGGCCCCGAGCGTGTTGGCGGGGATCGCCCGCACCGCCACGCCCACGAGCTCACCCTGCACGACCACGGCGCCGGCGGCGACGTCCGCCCCCGGCGTGTAGTCGATCGAGGCCCCTTCCTGAATGAACGTCGCCGTCATGGTCTGCTCCTCGTCGGGGACGGGATCGCCGCCGCCGATGTCGCCGCCGCCGATCGGTGGCATTACGCCTCGCCCTTGCTCTTCACTCCGCCGCGCGGGTCCTGCAGCGCCACGCCGAAGTCGTGGTAGCCGCGCATCTGCACGCCGAGCTTGTTGAAGTCCGCCTCGGCCGTCTCGATGGTCGGGCTCTCCTGCCCGTTGAGGAACGCCACCTCGATGACGGGCAGGTCGCCCGGGTCGGCCAGCAGGTACCACGCCTTGGTCGAGTTGCCGGCGTACACGGCGTTGCCGAGGTAGCGGCTGACCTCGACGCGAAACTTGCCCTGGTGGGGATTGGAGACCGGGTACTTCGTGCTCGCGGTGGTGTCGCGCAGCTCCACGCTCTTGAACAACTGCGTCCCGATCGCCGAGAGCGCCGTGGGCACGAGCAGGACCGCCGGCATGACGCCGATGGGCTTGCCGTCGCCGTCCACCTGGTCCATGAAGGTGACCTCGGCCTTGGTCAGGCCGTCGATCGACAGCGCTGTGTCGGCGCCGGTGACGTAGTTCTTGTTGCCCGCGGTGAAGAAACCGCCGTTGTTCAGGAACGTCGTCCAGAAGACATCGTTGATCTTCAGACCCGACCCGCGCCCCAGCTTGCGGGGGACGGCCGTGATGGCGCCGAGGTCGTCGTTGATGATGTCGCGGCGGTCGATCGAGAGCATGAGGCCGTAGGTGTCGGCCTTGTTCGTGTAGCTCTCCTCGCCCAGCGTCCCGTGCTTGAGCTCGCCGCCGGGGG